TACGGGCTTGTTTCTTAAACGTCTTTGAACCTAAGAACATAATGTAACGATACTTAATTGAACGTAAGATAAAGAAACGGTAATGATGTCCCTTAACCCATTTACCACCTTTCTTATCTGGTCCGTTATAACAAAAAATACCAGAATCTGTCATTCCACAATACAAAAAATTAGTAGCTTGGTAAATTGCTCCTGTATGGTGCATACCTTGATCTGCAAAGGAAATAATAAACCAATTACCATCTTGTTCTTTCTTTAACTGTCTTAAAGTCCATGAGACAAACTTAGAAGTAATATTCTTTAAGTTTTGGCTTACTTCATCTTTTATGTATAGTCTGGATAGTTCTAAAGTATTATCTTTATTAGCTAAAGGCGAGATTGAAGAAGCTAAAGACTTACGTACATGGGTATAAGTAACCATTCCTACTAATTGATTTTGATAGTACATTCCATAAGCATACTTACAAGCTACTACTCGATGTAAATAATGATAGTTAACCATTAATCCATGCAAATCTAAAGGATTAACTTTCATAAAGCTAACGTCACTAAATTTGTCTACTTTATTCATAGTTAAATCTAACCCCTTACTCTTTAAATAATTCATTATTTGTTCTTCTGTACTTTCAGTATATGGTATTCTAATAAGCTTAATATTATGATCCTTACAATATTTATCCTTTAAACGATCTCTGTATTGTCTATTTTTATAACTGTCTCGCTTATCAAAAATCCTATTAGGACCATAATGTTGCTCACCATCATATTCTATACAAAGATTATAATCTGGTAAATAAAAGTCAAAAGGTAATTTACGATTACTATGTGGATTTATACAATCATCAAATCGCTTTTGAGAAATTGACTTAACTCCCCTTTTCTTTAATATCCGTTCAACCATTAATTCACCCTTAGAACGATTACAATATGGGCAACGCTCACCCCTAAGAAAACCATCAGGAGTCATTTTAAATACTCTATCACATTTATTATGCCTAATTAATATCTTAGTTTTATTATTCTTATATTTACCTAAAACAGTATATTCTTTATCTACTTGTCGATATACTTCCTGTTTAAATTGACTATCACTCTTTTTAACGTTGCCATAACAATATGGACACCTTTGACCTATTAAGAATTTAGAAGGTTTTACTTGATATACTTTTCCGCATTTTAAATGCTTAATAGTAACATTCGTTCTACTATTAACATAAGAAGTTAATAATTGGTATTCTCCCCCACCTTCTCTCTTAACCCTGTCTTCAAATTCAAGTTTACTCTTAATATTACGTACCCTACCGCCTCTTTTATAACGACAAGCTGGGCATCTCTGACCTACTGTTAAAAATAGATATGCAGACATCTTAAATACATTTCCACAGTCATTATGTCTAAAAGTAAGTTTGCTATCGGCGTTAACGTATATATCACTTAAAAGAGTATAGTGGTCACCAACCTGTTCTTTAACTTCTTTAAGAACTTGGCTATAAGTTTTCCTCTCATGGTGGTTTGGTTCACAAGTAGGGCATCTAGTACCTCTTAAAAAGTTGTTAGGGGCTACCTCCCACTCGGTATTACACCTATTATGTCTCATTAATACCTTAGTTTTACTGTTTTTATATTCACCTAGAACAGTATACTCGTCACCTACAAGACCATAAACTTCTTGTTTAAACTGCTTGGTTGTTTTCCTCTTAGTAGATCTTACCATTACTACTACCCCCTTACAAGTATTACTATACACCATATTAAATTAAATGTAAAGGGGGGTATACCAAACAATACGATATAGCATAAAAAAAAGACGTAAGAACTTAATCTCACGTCTTTTTATATTCTTATTTAATTCTAGTTAATCAATTACACTTGAAGGAATTGACTTAGCAGAAGAATTATACAAAACATTTCTCAAAAGACAAATTCTCTTTGGAAATACCACGCATAATGCACCGTACCACAAGTATGCCATATTTGTAGAAGTGCTGGTAATTGCGAGCGGGAATTTAGTGATTGGCGCAAATTCGAGATAACGTACTGTAGTTGGACGGTTTTCAATAATGAATACGTCACCAGTACCCGGAATAGTTTCGTTGTTATCTTCGAATACGATAGTACCGTCACCAGCCATCTTAGAAATAGCTACACGACCTACAAGCCAGAATTGGTCATCACCCGGAACATCTGACTTACGATAGATTGCTACGTAATCGGGAACGTTAGCAACCATTCGGTTAAGAGTTGCAGTAATCTTAACAGTATCAGTAGTGTTCGTAACTTTAACCTTAACTTCATCAGATGGTAATGAGTCTTGTTGACCTACGGCGACTACACGGTATGTTAAGTCAACACCAACAGACTTGTTAAGAACAACCTTATCATCTTTGTCCTTCTTGTCGTCTGCCATAAACATACCATTGTCACCAGTAACAACTTCTGCCTTAACAGTTGGAGCTACTGGAGCGTCTTGGTCTACAGCACCGTCCATATCAAGCTTCTTATCAAGGTCCATAATAGTTGAACCATGAAGAGCAATGTTACCACGAGCTGAAATGAACCGTTGAATGTCAAGACCAACTTGCATACCAGCACCAGCTGAGTTAGGTTGTAAGATACGTTGTGCACCAAGGTGTTCGTTAACGAAATCAGCCTTAATACCTACCGGCATATAAGCATCAGTTGGTGTACCATAACCTTGAGCAATCTTAACAGCGGCTAAGTTAAGTGCTTGTGGTGTAAGGGAAGAACCACGCATATCAATCTTGTTGTGTTCGTCCATAAGCTTTTCAAGACCGTCAAATTCAAGACCTTCACCGTCTTGTTGAGCCAAGTCTGAGTCACCATAGAAAGTAGCATATTCAATAGCCTTAGCAATGTTGTTAATAGCTGAGATTTCCAACAAGATGTTGGTATCAACAGTTGTATTAGCCCATTGCATTGCAAATGAACTACCCTTAGTATCTACAAGGAACTTAACGTTAACAGTCTTTTGCCGTGCATGAGGTTCGTTAGAACGAAGCTTAGCAATTTCTGGTTGGAACATTTGGTGTCCTGTACGACCATGTGAGTAGTAAACAGTATACTTTTGAACAGTTTGGTTAACAGGTACCTTAGCGAGATCCTTATAGATTGTATAATCTTCGTCTCCATAAGTAGAGATGTTAAGAGTAGGATCTAATGCTTCCATACGGTAAGCGGCACCATCTGGTTGTGTTTCTGGTGTAATACCAGTACCAGCAGTAAAGGCTTTAACAACCCGGTCTGCCTTATCATTGTTTAAAGACTTATTTAACTTGTCTTCTTGATCTTGTTTAAAAACAGACTTTACTACAGTCTTTTCTTTTAGTAATTCTGGCAAAATTTTCATCCTTTCCATTTTACCATTCGTTGTCTATATCTAATATAGACATAAGTATGGTTTTTTAATTAAAAACTAAATTTCGTTATATCTTTCAATAAAACTATCGGGAACTGTAGTACCTTTAAGTCCTCGAGTATCAGCTAAAAGACTCTTTAAGGCTTGCTTACGTTCCAAGTTAATACCACTTTGTACACCGTCAAAGCCAAGCAATGACTTAGCGATTACATTTTCAAGTGCTTCCTTAGTAACACCGTCTTCTTGAGTTTCTACAGACTTAGCAACTGTATCGTCCTTAGCTTCTTCTGCACCCGTAGCAACTGCCTTACCAGTAGGGATTGACTTTTCAGCCTTATCTTCTTCTGCTGGTTCCTCTACTGACTTTTCAGCTTCATCAGCATTATCAGCAGGTTCTTCTACAGACTTCTTAGCCTTGTCTTCCTTATCATCTTTAGCTTCATCATCTGTATCTGGTTCTTGGTCATCATCAGACTTAGCTGTCTTACACTTTTTATCAGCAGATTCTTCTACATCATCATCGTCTCCACACTTTTTATCTTGAGACTTTTCTACTGACTTTTCAGCTTGATCTTCAATAGGTGCTTGCTTAGCCAAGAATGACTTAGCAATTTCCATAGAAGCTTCTGCCAATTCCTTGTAAGACTTTTGCATTTCAGCCATAGTATCAACAGACTTAGTTAAAGCGTCAATCACAGCTTTAGTATCAAATGACTTAGAAGCTTCTTCATGACCCTTAGGATCATCAACATTAGTTAATTCTTTATGTTGCTTAGCCTTAGCTTCTTCAGTCTTAGCGTCTGTATTCTTTTCTACAGCAGGTTCGTCTTCTGATTTTTCAGCTTCATCAGCAGACTTAGTTGACTTATCCTTTTTATCAGCAGATTCTTCTACATCATCGTCAACGTCCTTAGTTACTTTTTCATTATCATCTGAAATAGTAGCTTGGTTAACGTTCTTTTCAGCTTCCTCAGTAGACTTAGTTGCTTCTTCCTGTGCTTTTACATCTGGATCAGTCTTTTCAACTTCAGCAGACTTTTCTACTGTGTCTTCTGTAGACACTAATGACTTACGAGCTTTATCAATAGCGTCCATAGCATTCTTTAATTTATCAGGCAAAATTAATCCTCCTTAATCATCAGTGATACCATCTGCACCACTTAAAATTCTTTCCAATCGACTAGTAGTTAGGTTATTAGTATTAATTGCATGAACCACAGCTTGTGAATCATTATAAGAAAGACCCTCGAACAATTGTAAGAATAAAATCATTACATCATCTCCGGAATCCTTATGAGCTAAAATATCAGCTACTGAATTAGCAACTGGTCTTAACCCAATCTTACGAGCCTGCTTCATGTTTTCAGCTAAACTAACCAATTGACCAGAAAGAGCTTCTGTTCTAAAGGCTCCACCATCATTCTGGGTACTAGGAGTAATTCCATGACCAGCGGTTAGAGCTTTATTTGTCTTATCTAATTTTACAGTCATACTTAACATAGGCTTAGAATCTGTAGTATCTGAATCCTTAGTAGGTTCCTCATTATCTAAACCAAAAATAGACTTTGAAACCAATTCCCAAGTAGCATGAGTATTAGCTGGGTTCTTAGTTACCGCTACACCAGTAATTTGAACTTGTCTAATGATAGAGTCGTCACTAGCGTCTCGTTCTAAAACATTACCCTCAATCGAAAAGCCAAGTTGTCGATCAATATGATTATCTTTAATATTATGGTAAAGCTTAATAATATCTTGTACCTGTGGCATATTCTTGAAAAGCTTAGCCTCAAGGAACAAACCTTTAGAGTCTACGTATGTATTTTCTGTTGGTACTCCAATTACTTGATCACGATCATGCTCAAAATCAACCCAACCATCGCTTAGTAGATAGTCAGCATTTATACCTTGCGGGTCTATCGTCTCCCCTTGTAGGTCTTTATCTGATGTGGAGGCCATCCCAGAAATTGTATAAGTAGCTTCGTCACCTTCACCAGACTTCTCTACTTTATCAATTGGTAAGAATACATCAAAATTCTTTTTCAACTTTAGATCTCACCACCCGTCTACTTAGAATACATAAACTTTTCTGTTTAATAATATAGGAAACTAGCTAATCTGTATTCCCTACATTAGTCTCCTCTGGACTCTTAAGATCTTGCTTATTAGGATCTTCTTTAGTGTCTGATTGCTTATCTAATGACTGTTCGTGTCCCGGCTTGTAATCATTTTGATGTTGTTGCTCTACATTAGCCTCTGGATTCATCTTATCTTGAATAGCAAGCCATTGGATAAGGTTGTCCGAGTTACCCGGAATATCTGGTAAGTCAAGCTTAGGTAAGTGCATAAGCGCTCTCGCCTCTGAAATCGTCATTCCATTCTTAAGTTTTAATGCTAACTCATCTTGTAGTTGTTTCTCTTTACCTTGATCACTTGGACTAAAGACAAACATATAATCAGAGTCAACGTATCGTAAAATCTTATCAGTCATTAGACGTTCAATGTACTTCATAACAGGTTCTAACCCATTATTACGAGAAGCGTCCATTTTAGTTCTAGTAGTATTACCCTCATTTAAGGTACTACCACCAGTCTTACCATTAGCTCCCCCTCGATTAGGAAAGTTAATCTCATCGGGTTGGATATTAAAATCAGCACAAATAATATTATTAAGATAATTAAGGAAATTAATAAATTCCATATCCTTAGAGGATTGTGTCATGTTGACGTACTTTGCATCATGTGCTTGAATAATTGGAATTTTCCACGAACCGTTGATTCCTTGTGCTGGAGTTAAATTACGTCTTAATGCGTCTAAGTTAGACTGAGAAGTACCAGAACCATCACCCGGATCTAAAAGCAACAGACCACGAGTCATACCACCTTGGCTAAAGAAACGAGCATTAAACTGCTCAACATTAATATGGTACTGAATATGTTCCATACCTGCTTCAACAGGTGAAAAACCATACCCACCAGAATAAGGCTTATCTTGACTCCAATAAGTAGA